GGCGCGGAGAGGGCCGAGAGGCAGACCAGGCAGTGGGTTTCCGAGGCCGAGGCCCTGAAGGCCAAGTTCCCCAAGTTCGACCTGTCCACAGAGGTCAAGAACCCTCAGTTCCTGGCTATGCTGAAGGCCGGAACACCCGTTGAGCATGCATACAAGGTGCTGCACTTTGACGAGCTGGTGGGAGACGCCGTTTCGGTGACGGCGGCCCGGCAGGAACAGAAGGTGGTGGCCCAGGTACGGGCCAGAGGGGCGAGACCGGCTGAGAACGGGACCGCCGCGCAGAGCGCTTTTACGGTGAAGGATGATGTCTCCAAGCTCTCGAAGAAGGACCGGGCGGAGATCGCCCGGAGAGCCCAGAGGGGCGAAATCATCAGCTTCTAACGAAGCAGAAGAGGAGATTATCAACATGAAAGAGAAATTTCGGCAGTTCGCTATGGGCCTGTTCGACCTGGGCCGCTTCGATGGCGACCTCAATACCAACGTGACCACGGCCAACACCACCGGCAACGACCTGTCGGTGGAGATGAAGACCTACTACTCCGACTACCTCATCGACCTGGCCGAGCCGGAGCTGGTGCATGATCAGTTCGGGCAGAAGCACCCCATTCCCGCCAACAACGGCAAGACGATTGAGTTCCGCCAGTACGACCCCCTTCCCGAGCTGACCACGGCGCTGACGGAGGGCGTTACCCCCGACGGCCAGAGCCTTGACGTGAAGGCAGTCACCGCCTCCGTGAGCCAGTACGGCGGCTACGTGACCATTTCCGACATGCTGATGCTCAGCGCCATCGACAACAACTTGGTGCAGGCAACCAAGCTCATCGCATCCCAGGCCGGTCGGACGCTGGACACCATCACCCGGGAGGTCCTGGCCGCCGGCACAAACGTGCGGTACTCCGGCGGCAAGTCTGCCCGGAACACCATCACCGCCGCCGACGTTCTGACGGTGGACGACGTGAAGAAGGCGGTCCGGGACCTGGAAGCCCAGGACGCGCCCAAGATCAACGGCTACTACATCGGCATCATTCACCCCAACGTGAAATATGACTTGATGAAGGACGTGGACTGGAAGTACCCCCACCAGTACACCGACACCGAGAACATTTACCAGAATGAGATCGGCGAGCTGTACGGCGTGCGGTTTGTCCAGTCCAGCCGGGCCAAGGTGTTCAAGCAGGCGGGGGCCGTCCCCTCCGGCTCGGGCGCTGTGGCCGTTGACGTATACGCCACCCTCATCATCGCCGATGACGCTTACGGCGTGACCGAGATCACCGGCGGCGGCCTCCAGCACATCGTCAAGCAGCTTGGCTCCGCCGGCACCGGCGACCCCCTGAACCAGCGGGCCACCTGCGGGTGGAAGGCCACTAAGGTGGCGAAGATTCTGGTTCCCCAGTACCTGACCCGCATTGAGAGCGGCGCCACAGCCTGAGACAAGCGCGAGGATAGACGCGCGGGGGAGTTGACAGCGCGTCCAATCCAAGCGTGACGGCAACAACAAAGGCAGAGCAAAAAGGAGGAAACGATCATGGAGACCAAGCAGAAAGAGACCAGGCAGACCGATGACTCCGTCAAGGAGATCACCGACGACCCCATGGAGGAGCTGGTGGGCTACATGGCCCCGGTCATCCTGGGCAAGGCCGATCAGACTATTTTCTGCCAGGTAAACGGAGAGAACATCCGCATTAAGCGGGGCGAGAAGGTTAAGATCAAGCGGAAGTTTAAGGAAGTCCTGGACAACGCCGAGGCGCAGGAGATGGCGGCCTACGCCTACATGGAGGGGGCTCAGAGGGGCAGCTCCAAGGCGCTGGCCGACCTCAACTAAACAAGAACCATCCGCGGGACCCACTCTCCGGGGTCCCCAAAAACGGCTGCGCCATTTTTGGGGAGAGGAGACACCCCGAAATGAGCGAGCTTTCGGCTTTAGCCGGAAGCGAGGGATATGAAGGGTGTGGCGACGATGCGACACGGCGCAGCGAAGTACGGAGGCAGACTGAAACAGCCTCCTGCTTCGCTGCGTTTTTTCGCCCATAGAAAGGAGGGAATGAAATGCGAGAAATCCAAATGCAGATCATAGGGTATGAGGTGAAAAAGACCTCCGGCTGCGCAGGTACCCAGGGAGAGGGCAACGCAACGAGTCTGCTGATCTCCTTTGGTGAGGACTGGGACGGCATGGCGAAAAAGCTCACTTGGATCAACGCGCTGGGACAGGACCCTGTGGTGCGGACGCTGACTGCGGACCTGCTGGTGGACCTGGCGGACAATACCAGACTCTACCGAACCGTGATCCCGCCGGAACCTCTTGCCTACGCTGGGGAGTGCACGATGGTGGTGGATGGCTATACGGACGGGGTGCGGGCGCGGAGTGTGGCGGTACGCCTGCTGGTGAAGCACGCGCCCATCGTGCCGTCGGACCCCACGGACCCCACTCCCACCCAGGCCGAACAGCTCCAGGCACAGATCGACACGCTGCTAGAGGATATGTCGGAACAAGCGGGCATTGCCCAGGCGGGGGCGGCTACGGCTACACAGAAGGCCGCAGAAGCTACAGCATCCGCCGCTACAGCGGCGAGCAGCGCACAGGGCGCTGAGAAAAGTGCGGCCGCTGCGGCGAGTAGCGCGAACGCGGCGGGAAACAGCGCGGCGGCAGCCTCCGCCTC